CCTTACGATTAAGATCGTAGTCTTGAACCATGCCTGCGCGCTTTTTATCAAACTGAGCAAGCTTGTCCTTGTCCATGGCTGCGTTTCGATCAAGCACACTGTTTGCCGCCTGAATGGAGTTGCCGCCTTGAAAAGCTGCGCCTAAAGAGGCAAGCGCTGCCGCTGTGTTCCCCCTCCAATCATAACCACCTAACTCATCCTCAAGCTTTTTTCTGTTCTCGTCTGAGTAATCGCCGTAGTCGAATTTCTGTGGCATAATGTCCGGATTTTTTTTCATTATGTAATCACTTACAATTGGGTCCATAGATTTTGGAGCAGCGTCGAGATTTGGCGGAGCCATTTTCATCTGAGGAGGTGTTGCCGCTGGCATAATCGGAGCCTCAACCTCTTGCGGTTGAAACTCACCCATGCCCATAGGCGGGAGTGGATCTTGCTTGTATTCAGGGTCAAGGCTTGCGAGTAAATATTCTAGATCTTGATTTCTAGGCATTTTTCTTTCCTTTCGAATAACCATAACGATGTCCGGTGATGTCGTCGAGAAAAGCAGCCGCATCGAAGTCACCGTCATCGCTTGTGTGCTTGCGCTTAAGCATTTCAGGCACGTCATCCTTTTTTATTACCATCTCACCAGGCTGAAGCATGTGAGGCATGGTGTCTTGATCGCTCGGGTCGCCCATAACAAGCCCACCCTCTTTTTTCTTTCCTAAGTACGCGCTTCCCACACCAAGCAATCCGCCCACAAGTTGATTTGTTGCGTTCGCTTGAGCCTGAGAGGCAGCGCCTTGATTTGCGGCGTTTTGTGAAGCAATCCCGCTCTGCCCTGCCGCCTTTTTAAGTTTGTTGTCGTAGTTTTGCTGAATGAGATTTTTGTTGTACATCTGTTGCTGATTATTCGTGTTCGCGTTTGCGTCTGAAACACCTTGCTTGGCTGCGAGGTTACTTGCTTGAGCGTCGTTTCTCGATTGAGTGTTAAACAGATTTGTCTGTTGCTGATTTTGCGCATTGAATTTAGAAATTGCATCTTGCGCGCCTGCGACAGTGGCCTTTTGATTAAAGTCTTGATTTTCAATATTGCCCGCTGTGGTTCCGCCCTGAATTAATGCTTGAAGCGCTCTGTCTTGAGCTTGAGCCGCAATATCCGTCCCCCGCTGACTCGCTCGAGTCGCTGAGTCCTGTTGATTTTGCATCTGACTCATTAACTCAAGTCCACTTCCCCCAAGGCCTCTTGTTTGGGCGTTTTGTAAAATCGCCTCACGTGAGCCTCGGGCCGCTGCGTCTTGCTCGGATTGAATCTTTCTCAAGTTCGCTTGATCTGTGAGCGTCATCCCGCCGTTATCAGAAATGTCCTGCAAGCCCTGAAGCGCCTGCATTTGAGCGTCCTTCAACTTTGGATCAAGGCTTATTCCACTAAGCGCAGACGGCCCAGCAAGCGCAGCCTGAGCATCCTCTGGCGTTAATACGCCCTGTTGCACGAGCTGTTGAAGTTGAACCTCAAGATCAACCGTGTCTGGTGTTTGAATGTCCTTATAGTAGTCCGAAATGTTTGGGGCTTCGCCAGAGGACATAACCCCGCCCAGTAAACCATCTAATAATCCCATGTTTTTATCCTTTTTTGTTTAACGCAAATTGCTTGTTGTATCCTGCTGCGTTTTTAAAGTTGGCAATCGTATTTTCAAGGGCAAGCAAGCTTTTTTTGCTTAGCTCGTCGCCAGGCCTTGATTGAGAGTACTTTCTATACTCAGGAAGCCATTTCGATTCAATTTCCTCAAGCGTCGCCCCTTTTAAATTTGGATCAACTTGCGTAAACCCTAAGTTTTTACGTTCTTGATTGAGAAACTGCTCTGCGACACCTTTGTCTGTTTTGTATGTCTTTTGAAAGTCGGCATCCTTTTTCTCGATATCTCCCTTAAGCCTTTCTTTATCGAAATTTGAGCCATACATTCCCGCCGTTCCTGCCTGAGAAATATTGGCTTGATCTAACAAGCCTTGCCCACCGGCAAGATCTGCAAGCGCCTGTGACCTTGCGTACTCTTCTTGTTTTGCTACGTTCCCAATGTTCATCGAGTTAACGTCACCCTGTTTTAAGTATGAGTTCGGATCAATTCCGTAGCCACGCACTCCGTCGGATAACCCAAGCGCGTCCATTGTTTCTTGATCTAAACCATAGGCATTGTCCCCAAGGTCTTGCGCAATCGCATTGTTTTTAGCCGTCGTACCGTCTCTCATTTCCTTAAGTCTCTGTTCAAGGCTTTTCCCCAAACTCTGGCTTGCGCTCGTTACCGCCCCTTGAGTTTGCTGTCTTGTCGCATCTGTTTGTGATTTAATATCGGCAGCCTTTTGCTGTGCAGCTAAATTGTTTTGAGCTAAAACATCTTGAGTTACATCTTGATTTGCGTTTGCAGCCTGAGCAAGCTTCTCTCGTCCCCCGCCAGTCTGTAAAAGAATGTTGTCAAAGTTATTGATTCCCGCAGTTCTAGGCTTTGAATTAATTTGAGTAACAAGTCCCTGTCGTCCTTCTTCAGTGTTTGAGGCCTCAACGTTTTGTTTCGCAGTAGAAAGCTTTTTCCCCGCATCGTTATACTGCTCAGACAAATCCTGAAGGCTGTTCGGCCCTCCGTACTGAGCGTTATAAGCCGACTTGATTTGCTCTTTTTCTTGATCGCCAAGAGTTTCCGCCTGATTCACTTTCCCAAGCACGCCTTGATCAATCGTTTGAGCGCTCCCGGCTTTTTGATTAAACTCGTTGTTTAAGTTATTAACGCTCTCGCGCGCTTGATTTGCACTGCTTGTGATAACACCCGAAGCTTGATCGCCAAGCTTTTCAGCCTGAGGCTTATTTGCGTTAATATATTGGTTTATCCCAACGAAATTGCTTCCCCTGTCCGGTGCTGTGGGGGCTTGAGGCGCTCCCGAAACTCCTCCGCCTTGAATAACGCCACTTCCTTGCGGCCCGGTCTGTTGAGGCGCGTTCGGATCTTGCTGTTCTAAGTCGTCATCTTCATAATAGGCCAAGGGTCTCTCCTCGTTAAATATTTAAGAAACAAGCAGCCTCACAACATAAGTGGTAGAAGCGGCAAGCCCGGTGATAGGAAATATTCGAATTGTGCTGTTATCTTCAACCCAAGGAACGTACACCGCTCCGGTCGCAGGCTCATAAGTCGCACGGTTATAAACCTGTAAAACCTGTACTCCTGTCGCCTTAACCTTAAGAAGACTCGTGAATTCAACGTTATCCATGGTCGGGTAGGTCGATGGGGTTTTGTAAATCAGCTCTTTTATAAAACAAGAAACGTTGTCCTCAAACGTGATGTTCTTATTTAGGCTCTGATAAACAGACTCCATAAAGTTATTAAGCGTGTCGATTAAAGGATTCACCCAGCTCGGGGCGTCCTTTAAGTCTTCTCTTAGAATTTTCTTTTGCGGCGGTAATCTTCCCATTTTCTACCTAAATCTGCTCGACATTTGGTTATAAACTATCGAAACACCCTGCAAGCTAAACCCCGTAAACGCCTCTTGAGTTCTTAAGCTTAAAATCAACCAACTTGCCCTTTGTTTCTCTCGAGGCACATAGGTTCTTAGTACGTTTTGCCCGCCAAGAGGACTTCCCCACGGAAACATCCCCCAGCTTGAGCTTCCCCAGCCCGAGCTTGAAACGTTTGCAACCATAACTGTCTCCCCGCTTGATTCAATGTTCGTTGAAAAGGTCGCATCGATTTCACGAAAGGCCGCATTTCTGAAAAATAATGAAATTTCTGAAAACTGTTTTAATATCCCAGGGTTTTCACAATCAAGCGGAGCCCATTGAATAAAATTATCAATAGGAACATAAACGGCCGCAGCTCCCGCGATAAGGCCTGAGGTTTCAGAGATGACAAGGTCATTTCCATTAATCTCTTCAATTAACGCCACTCGATCACCCTGCTTAATCGACATCCCAACCGAAACATCCGCCACGCTTGAAAGCGTTATCTCTGTGTCTGAATCAACAGCGCTAATTGTGACTGCGTACTCCTCGTCTGCGTAGTCCGCGTTTGTATAGTTTTTTCTCTCAATTAAAATCTGACCTGAGTCAGTTTGCGCCATAAATAACTTATTCACGGCAGAGTTCACAACGCCACACGTTCTATTCATCACCCATCTCGTCCACGAATCAGTGAGAGAGTTATAAACATAAGCCTGAGTTGCAAACTCGTCCGTAGTCTCAGTCACTGTGAAAAATAAATACTGTCTTGCTGATTCATACGCCACGCCAAAAGAGGCGGTCGCAAAATTCGTGTATTGCTCACTTGATAACTCAAGTAATACGTTTTCAATCGGAACACTCATAATCTGCACGCCTGAATCGCTAACTGCACAAATTCCTTGAGTCGTAAAACAAAACACCTGGTTATTAAACGGCACCGCGCTCTCAGGAGCTTTAAGCGTCACCGTGTTATCAACGAGAGAAACTGTAAAATTTGAAAACGTCTCGCCTGATAGTCTATAGATCCCGTCTGTTTTAAAAAAGAATATCCCGTCCCTTAGGGCCACAACCCGCTGAATTGGGAAGTTCGCAGATCCGATATCAAAATAAGTATAAATTGGAACGGCCTCGACAAGACCTGGCTTTGAAATCACCACGCGGTTTTGACGTGCATCGTTTTCAGATATTACCGTGGTGCCTGAGGTTGGAAGCTCGGGACTAAACGAGTCGCCGTTTGTGCTTGTCGCACTAAATGCACTCCCGCCAATAGATCTTTCCTCAAAAAGAATCTGTCCAGGAAGATCCTCAACGCCTGAGGTGTAATAAGCATAAAGCGTGGTGTTTGACGAGCTCGTGTTGATAATTTCGATTAAATTTAAAGCCGTCTGATTTATATTTTGTCCCGGCGTGCCTGAAACATCAACCAAAAAAGTATTCGTCGCAACTGTTTGCGTGGAGCCCGCCCAGTAATTCACCCCACCGATTGTAAATCTATCTTGAAACTCAACACTCACGGTGCCTGTCGCTGTGGCGTTTGCCGTGAGCGTAACTTGAGTGCCTGAGTCGATTGATAATATTGTAGCGTTGGTCGGAATGCCGGTGCCTACAGCGCGCATGCCTACGTTTAAATCGGCAGTCGATGCGATACCTGTCAAAATAGCAGACGCATTCGTTGTCCCCACCGACGCGTCCACGTAGTAACCAAGAGAGGGCGATTCAACTGAGATCAAAGCGATTGTGAGTCTTTGCTTTTGTCTAACGTTTGCATAAAAAGCCGACCCCTTGAAGATGTCCATATCAAGAGCAAAGGGCGGCTCATCATTCGCATTTGCAATGCCCTCTTGACTCGGACTCGTGTAAAGAGTTGCTCTCATGAGCGAGTAGGGCGTTTGATCAAGCACAGTGAAACTTTTTGCAGAAATCTCACCACTTGTCGGATTGCCCTCAATCACTAGTTGCAGTTCGTCTGAGGGCTCGACCGTTTCAGGAGTTACGGAAAGTGATCTATAAATTTGATAAAAATACTCAGTCGTAATCGAGCTTGGGATTGCAAACGTCAAGCTCACATCTCTTGATCCGCCAGAACTGTTTGGAACAACCACACGCTGAGAGGGGCTTCCAATCACTAAATTGTTGTTCGCATCTCGATAGCCCCAAACCATGCGATAGGCAACGGCTGTGGTGTCGAGTAAAAATCCACTCCCACCCGTGAGGCTTGCTGTTCCGCCAAGAGCGCGAACCACACCCGCCTTTCTTGGAGTTGAACTGATTGAGTCGATTTTAAAAACACCTTCATCCGTTGTGAAATAAAAATTCTTTAAAGCCTCAAGGCTTCGCATTTTATAGCCAGAGGCAGGATCTGTATAGGTGCCAGAGTAATCAACCCACACACCGCTCCCTGAATCATAAGCAAGCTTATTGTCGTAGTTTGTAATAAGGCTTGAGGCGTAGTTAAAAATCTTATTCACTTGGCCTGTGCCTACGGTGAGCGGATCGCCGTATTGAGTTTGTCCGCGACGAGAATCGATCTTTGATTTTGAATTAATAACGACGTTATCTGCAACCTCAAGCGCTCCGGGCGGGACGCCAGAGAGATTGTTCGGGCTTGTGTAAAGTCCCTTTAGTTGTAATTCGAGCTTTTGACTCTCTTGCATCTAACAACCCCAGCCTCTTCGTCTAACCCCTGACCACAGTCTTAGCCCCCCGTCCGGAGACATTACTTTTTTTACAGAGCCATCGACTCTTTGAGAAATCATGATCAAAAGATTTTGTTTTAAAACTTCAGCCTCGGCTTGTGCGGCCTTTTGCCCCTCCCGGTCGCCAAGACCCTCTAAACATTTCACCGCTGTTAGTTGCGCAAGATAGTTGTGCGCTTCAATTGGGATTTGAGGAACCGCAGAGTAACCAAGCTCAGAAATGTAATCACCAACCTCAATCCCATCGACTGAGGATAAAGCTATCGAAGGTGAGCTGATTGCTGTGATTGTTGTGCCTTCGTTTGTTGTGGCGAAGTTTGGTTCACTAGAGACCGAGTTTAATTCTGTTCCAACTTCCCAGGCGTAGGGAACGAAATCCATAACAACCGTATTCGTCAAAGTATCAACCGATTGCACTTGTCCATATTGAGTTGGCGAAGCAAGCACTAAGGTTCTTCGATAGTAATAAAGCCTAAGATTTGAATTCACCGGAACTGAAGTGTTCGGGTAGAGAATAATGTCGTTTCCTTGAACATAAAACCCGGCAAGAGTCGCGTAGTTAAAAAAACCCACGCCAGATACAACATCAAGGTCTATTCTCGGAAGATTAACTAAAACAAGCGGACTTGTCTGCTGCATAAAACAAACAGATCTTAGTTTTGCGCCGACTGCGTTTTTCGGAATCGAAATCACCCCGTCTGCTGTCGATAAAACATCCTCGTAATCGACGAAGTACTCCTCCCTTGTTGACATAATAAGAGGAACCACCTCGGTCTGAAGCGAATCGTTCGCAAGCGCTGAAAAATCTTGATCCGTATAGGTCAATTGACTTGTCGGGACCGAGCACGCACGTTTAACGTTTTTTATTAATTCTTCGGTGTTGTATTGGGGTTTCAAATTAACCCCTTAGTTTCAACAAGCGTTTTTTAAGCTTATCCTCAGGACCTTCCATTTCATCTTCCATGCCCACGCCTTCCATTTCACTCTCCATAGGCTCAGCTTCGATCTTCATGACTTCGACCTCGGGCTTTTTTCTCCCCAAGCGCTCACCAAAGTCGTCCTCTGAGTACTTCATGTGATCTTGAAGTTCTTCCATAAGCTCTTTTATGATTTGCATTTCGTCTCTTTCCATAATCTCCCCTTAAACTTGATATTGTGTTTTAAAAACCGCTCGACCATTTACTGTTTGCTCGGCGCTCGTTCCACTATGAGTGAAAACAACCCTCAACCAATTAAATCCGATCTCTGATATGTTATAGAAAATCGAGTCAGACGCTTCGGCTGTGATCACCTCGCTTGAACCGTCAACATCCGTCCAATTCGTTGGAGTTTGTCCTATCGGATCGTCTGAGGATTGAAGCTTAAACGTTCCCGACACCGTTAAGCTTGTCGCAACATAAGTAATCTGCATTGAACCGAGCTTATAATCTCCAACCCACATTGCGTCGCTTGAGTAATCAGAGTTTGCCGCCACTAAGCGGTTGTTAAAGATAACGAGATTTTGGTTTTGCATCTTATTTCATCCCCATTTTTTTCAACATTCGCTTAAAAACGCCGTCGTATTTGTCGCCGCTTTTAATTTTTCTATTTTTCGGATAAACTTTAATTTCCTCGTCACCGAAAATCTTCACGTCAGAGAGATCTTTTGTAACCACCACTTTTTTTACAATGTTGTTTGTAACAACGACCGCCTTAATCATTCGTTACCTCGCACTTGTTCTTAGTGAGTTGAAATAGAGCCAATCAACGGCAATAGAGCGTGATGTTGTTCCGGCAGATTTTTCAATTTTCGCTCCGTAAAAAAAGAAATCGCCCGCGCCTGGAAGGCCAGAGCTCACAGTATTTGTAAGTGTTCCGTCGATATAAAACTGAGCTTGTGTTCCCGCCTGATTAACAATGATCACAAAAACTTGATTGACTGTGTTTGACGGAGCAATGCCAGTATCAACAGCGGCGCGCACCCCAGCGTCAGCAACGACCGCTTCCCAACGTCCGCCGTTCACCGAGTGTGTGTAGCGAAAATAAATGCCGTCTGTCATATCCCCGGAATTTGGGTTGTCCAAAAAACCAATGTAAGCTGTATATGTGTTAGTTCCATCTGACAGACCAGACGTGAGCGCAGAACGAAAACCACAACGGAGTTGATTCGTTCCGGCCATGATTGTTCCAGAATTATAAATCATTGCTCTGGCGGTGGTCCCTGAGCCCAAAACCATTTCAAAAACGCCGAGACAATTTTCAGTGCTGTTTACTCCTGTCACCGAGTCGTTAGAGTTTACTTGACCAGTTCCGCCCCCAGCGTTTGCCGCGATGTTAAGAGTAGCCCTGTCGTTTTGACAAAAGTCAGTCCAAAAGGCAGCTTGTCGATCTAGATTTAGCGCCCAATCATAAATCATCTCTTTTTCATTTAAAGCAGTTTGCAGATCTGTTTGATCTGAAAGCGTGCCTGTAATTCCGCCCCATGCGGTGCTGGGGCTTTGCCAACTCAAAATTCCCGAACCGTCGGTCTGAAGAAATTGTCCTGTTGACCCGTCCGCATTTGGCAACACATAATCCGTCGTTCCGCCCAAAGCAGGATCAACACTAAATCCTACGTAGTCTGCCTCGTCATCATTCCACAACTTTAAAGCGTTTCCGGATGAGTCAGAGAATAAATTTATATTTCCATAAAAATTAAAATCACCGCCGGGGGTGCTGCTGGAAAACGCAATTTGACTAGTGTTACCCTGTATTGATGTCGTCCTTAGACTTTGAAAATACCCAGTGAGCCATCTTTTTGCGCTTGCGCCTAAGTCGATTGAGCCATTTGTTGCAGGAATAATCGAGGCATTGACTGCCGTGGAAGCGAGGTTATCAAGCGCAGTTGTTGCCCCAACGCTCCCGGCCTGTAAAACATAAACAGCGCCGTCCCATAAATATAAATCCGAAGCGTCCTCATCAATATAAACAATTCCAATCTCTCCCGTTACGGGGAAGGCGGCATACGTGGCGTAGGGCTCAACCCTTTGCTCTCCGCTTGCTGGGGGGATGTTTATATAGTGAGACAAATTAAACCTCTTCGCCTTTAAATAAAATTGAAGTTGTCGCAACGTAAGAGCCGCTCGTCCATGCGTAGGCAAGTCTGTAATATCGAAACGCTGCGTTTATTCCCGTGAGATTCACACCAAACGTTCCATTCCCGGTAACACTCACTGCTGAATCAAGAGCTTTAAAATTAGTCCCATCGAGACTCCCTTGCGCTTGAATTGTCGTTCCGACGGGCGAAGACGCCGCGCTTGCGACTGTGACAAAACAAATTGTTGCCGCCTGTGGGCACTCAAGCGTGTCTGTGGTTTTTGCGCTGTCAATCGTTAGCGCGTCTAATGTTTTTTCAATTAATGATTGTTGCATTTTATCTCCTATTGATAATACTCTTCGACAATGATCACCCCAGAACCACCGTTTCCGCCAACTCCACCGCTTGTTCCAGCGGCCCCGCCAGCACCCGCCGCACCTACTGCATATGAATATGTTGATGAGGGAGAAGAAATAAGCGCCTCAATGTACGCTCCTGCTCCACCTGGAGATCCTGGACGACTGCCTGTCGTAAGTGGAGGAGCCGCACCGCCGCCGCCTGATCCTGAGTTTGGTTGAGCATCACCCGCAGAATATGGAATTCCAGCCGTACCGCCCACGCCTGCACCGCCAAAAAAGCTCGATGCCCCAGGTTGACCAACAACATAGAAAGAAGCTCCCGCGCCTGTCGTACCGCCCGTGCCTCGCGCTCCGTTTACAGCGACAATAGTAACCGCAGGTGAGTTTACAGTGGGTGTTCCGCCTGCTCCGCCGTTAGCTCCATCAGTAGAGTTTGCACCTTGTGCTCCGCCAGTAGCCGTAAGTAGAGATGTTCCAAATGTAGTGCTACCGCCAGCTGTTGCCGCAGTTCCGGCCGTAGTACCGGATCCACCACCACCACCGCCACCGCCGACCATTTTTACTTTGATCCAAACGACGTTTGCTGGCGTTGTGTATGTTCCTGTGCCAGAGGTGAAAGTTTGAATTGTAGGCGCTGCAAAGCTTGCAAACGCAGGAGCGCTTGTGCCGTTTGATTTTAAATACTGTCCGCTTGTTCCGGCGGATGTAATTTCCATTGAGTCAGCGTCTGTGTAAACCACACCGCCAGCGGCGGCAGTCAGGGCTTTATTTGTGCCGCCCTTATTCATTGGCACAATGCCAACATAAGAAGTCGCGCCAGCGTTTGATATTCCAATATCCCCGCTCATCGCAACACTCGTTGCAACGTTCCCGGCACTTCCAACTAAAATGTTAGCGCTTGTTAGTGCAGCAAGTTTTGAAAACGCAATGGCCGCGCTTGCAGAAATATCCGCGTTCACAATCGATGTTGCGAGATTTAATTTTGAATAAGCAATTGCAGCGCTCGCACTAACGTCTGCATTTACAATTGAGGTTGAAAGGTTAAGCTTTGAGTACGCTATGGCCGCAGACGCGTTTACATCCGCATTTACAATCGTTGCCGGAGAGTCTTTAATTAACTTTCCTGTTATTCCGTCAAATCGAACAAACCCATTGTCGGTCGCACTCGCCGGACCCACAACGTCTCCGGTTCCCGCAACAGCGCCCCATTTCACTCCGGTAGGCTCTGCGGAGTCGGCGATTAAAACTTGATTATTCGTGCCAACCCCAAGTCTCGCAGGGGCCGCACTTCCAGTTGCAACGTAAAGATCGCCCTTAGTTGTTAGCGTTGATTTTAACGTTTTTCCATCAAGCTGAGTTTGAATTGCACTTGTAACGCCATTCACGTACCCAATTTCGGTTGATGTTGTTGTCGCAGCGGAAACAAGCCCAGAGCCATCACTAACCAAAGCGCGTGAAGCAGTAACAACTATCGCATTCTGAAGGTCGGTTCCGTTAAACTGTAAAACGTCACTTGAACTAACGCCTAAAGAAAGATTCGCGTCGTTCGCTTGATTTCTAAAGTTAATGACATCCGCTCGAGCTAAACGAATCTGTCCGCTATCTGCAACGTTTGACGTTCTAGATTTATAGTAAAGAGATTTTAACCCGTAACCTGACCCGAAATCAGCCTCGGCTAATAATTGAAAAAGGCCGCCCGCCTTTTGAAGCATTCCTCTTGTAACGGCAGCAGCCCAATCCGTCGCCTCTGGCCCCCATTCGGTGTCATCCGTTTCGGGGTAATCATATGTCTGTCCATTTATCGTGAGAGCAATAGAAATATAAACCCCCCGGTCTTAAACAATAAAAATTAATCTAAATCAACCGTGTACGCCGTTCCGTCAGCTCCGCTTGCAAACGCACCCAATGTTACGTTTGAAAGAGTTCCCGCGCTCATTTGAATTCCATTCCCAATTAGACCAGGAACAACAGCCGTAATCGTCACTACACCGAGTGCACTTGTCGCCGTTACTTTTCCCGCCAAGTCTGTGCTTGCGTTAATCGCAGCCGCCATGTTTGCAGCTTGGGTCGCAGCGGTCGCAGAAATCGTAAATTCGTTGTTTGCCGTGCTCGATGTTTTTGCCGTAAGCGTGATGTTACAAATCGAACAAGTTTGGTTATTCGTTGAACCACCTGCAGCGACAGTTAAAGTTCCTGACGCTTGAACCGCACCGACTTTAAACGCAAGAGATGCGCCGTTAATCGATCCGCCGGCAACGCCACTTAGGTAATCAATAAAGTTATTCATCGCCACAAGCTGACCTGGGGCTAAATTACAATAGCCCTTAAAGTCTGCAGCCGTTCCGGGCGTAGTTATCACTAATCTTTGAAGTGAAGACATGAGGTATTTCCTTCCATAAAGTTAAAAGGCCCGGTTTCCCGAGCCCTGATTTTGGCTTAATTAAGCAGCGTTAGAGTTCACAATTCCCGTGGCGAATACCGCTTGCGCAGGTGCCTCAAGGAAAATCGCTTGGTTCGTGTATGCACGAAGACCAACGCCAGCTTTTCCTGGGATTGTGAAAAAGATCTCATCGCTTGGACGAGTTGGGTCGTTAAGGCTAAGCTCACGAGCACCGATTCTGATTGTTTTAGAAACAGGGAAAATAAAGCAATCGCCCTCTTTTACGATGTTGTAAGAAACAATCTTAATCGCGCCGTTTTGTCCGAAGTATTCAATCTCTTTAGATCCGTTGGCATTTTTACCTTTAGAGTAAGAGCCATCAAATCTGCGAAGAGCGGCCAAGTTGCTTGCAAGATCTGCCCAAGTAGATGGGTTAACAAGAAGCACAACGTCCTCATCAAGACCACGTTGAACAGCTTTAGATGTCATGCTTAGCACTTTTGCCATAGTTAACTGACCACTTGTTGTAACAGAGTTACCTTTCCATAGGTCATAAGTAGCTGCGTCGATTCCAAAAAGAGAACCAGTGTTTGTGATAATCTTCTTAAGACCTGACATTTCCGCGTAGGCGAAAGTTCCTGCAGAACCAGAGCATGAGCCATAAAAATGAATGTTCACCGCGTAAGCTTCAATCGCAGTTTCAAGAGTGGTTAGAGTTCCCGCAGTCCCGGCAGTACCCGCAGCAAAATAAACTGTGCGGTTATCAACATCAACTTGAGCCACTTTGAAAGAGCGAAGCGAATCAACTGCTGTATTGTCAGACGCTTTAACGAAAACGACGTTAGCGTTTTCCATGCCTGTCCAAATACCAGTCGCCCACTCGTCTGTATCGATAACGATAGGAAGCATAGAGCTTGCGATCACAACCGCTTGTGTAGCGGCTTGTGCAATGTGGTCATTTCCATAAAGCATTGCGATCTCTAAGCGCTTTTCTGAGCTCTTAAGCATGTTTTCAAACTTCGTGCTCATAACAGACTTAAAGCTTGTAGCAGAGTGACTTGCACGAGCAGCCTGGTTATAGCCAACAGTAGAATCTAAAACGATATCACAACCGGGAACGATTGCAGATTGCATCGCCATTCCGATTGAATCGTTAAGATCATATGCATTTTGTGTGTCTAATGAATAAGTGAATCCTTGTTCTGCAGCCAAAACAACGGGTTGTTCGTATTGCTTTCCGTTTTGAAGCTCAGACGGCACGAAATCAATCATGTCAGAAAGTTTAGATGCCTTGGGGAGTAAATCCTCAACGCCTTTTGCATACGCGACTTTATATAGTGAATTTAATGTACCTGTATCAATTGCCATATTAATCTCCTTAAAGATTTAAAAATCAGTTAGTAAAAAATGTTGTTTTACGTTTGTGACTTATTCTTTAAGGATGGCCTGTGGCGTCCCGCGAGATAGTCGGTTGAGGCGTCCTGGATAGCAAAAAATGCGTCCTTTAATAGACTCCTCAAACCGAAGTGGCAAAAATTAAATTATTTTCGGTTGAATTCTCTCCACTCGGCGGGAGTCATTCTTTTTGTAGGATTACGCTTTCTTTGCCCAAGCTCTCCCTGATCTTGAGGGGTCTTTAGGTTCTCCTCCGGATTCTTTAACCTTGAGGTATCGTACTGGCGAATTTTCTGAAGCCCTTGATCGCCCAAAAGTCTAACCAAAGTCTCAGGGTCAGCCTCGCCGTACAATCTTCGGTGTCTCTCCTCTATGTCCTCTTTCACAAGCTTTGCGGCTTCTTCGGCGGTCATCTTAAAGCCGATATGAGCCGCACGCGAGATGTACTTTGCCATTTCAGCCACGGTCTCTTTCGTCGGAGGCAGGCTTGACGCCTTAAGCGCCTCGACAAATTGATCATTGTAATCTTTTGAGAATTTATCCCTTAATACTGCGATTCTTTTATCCTCGAGCGCTTTTTTCTGTTCCTCGTCAAGCGACTGTAAACGCTTAAGCTCCGCTTTCGTATCGCGAAGTTCCTTTTCTCGAGGGTCCATCATTTCATCACGAAGCTGTTCGGCTAAATATTCCTCGGCAACTTTTCTCGGATCATGCCCAAGCTTTTGAATGGCGTTAAAGAGTTTCCCCTTATCTTTCATCATTGAGATGAATTCTTCGGCTTGTTTTTTCGCAGCCAAGCCCTCTTGCATTCTCTTTGTGGAAACCTTCTGAAGTCCGTACCCGCGCTTTAACTCTTCGTCATCGACTTCAATTTCTTGACCGTCCACTTTGAGTTTGTGCTTTCTAATTGCTTCTTTTGCCGCCTCTGATATTGGGTTTCCCGCTTGACCCCCAACTGCTCCCTGCGCTCCTGAGCCTTGCGACTGAGCGGTTTCGGTTGTCTGCGGTGTTTGCTGTGTTGTGGCCGTTTGTGGCGCTGCTTGACTCTCTGACATATTCTCTCCTTAGCCGTCATATTGATGGGCTGTTGTTGTTTGAAGTGTCTGTTTGTTTTTTAAATTCACGCGGTCTGTTGACTCTCTATAATCGCCGCACTTTGCGCGTCCGCGCCCTGTGGAGGATTTGGCATATTAGGTTGATTTACGCCCTGAGCCTGCTGCACAACCGGAGGCGTACCATCGAGCATCTGCGCTGTTCCCCCGTCTTGTGGCGGAGCCTGAGGAGGCATCATGCTTTGTTGATGAATGAGCTGTAAGAGCGCCGGATCTGCGGTCTTTAGAAAATTAATATGCTCTTGAATATGCGTGAGCGTGGCCTTCATGATCGGACTATTTGGATCCATGCGCACTTCGGGGCTTGCAAGTACCGTTTTGTGCTCGAGAATATGCTGTGCATGTTGATCGGTAATAATCGCCCGCTGCATTTGACCTTCGGCAAGCATTTCGTTTTCTGATTTAATAAGTAAAAGCTCGGCCTGCTTCCCCTCGATCACTGGCTCTAATCGCCCGGTCGTTACAACCTGAATATATTGATCTGGATTATCGATCATTTGTTTTTCTAAAAATGCATCGGCAAGATTTACTTTCCCTGCCGTTGTACGAGTCATGGGGTTTCCCATATCGACTGTGACGCGATTAATGGCGTCTAAGTCTTGACCTGAAAATTCCTTCATTAATGGACGGTTTGATTTCCCGGCAATTTGCGCAACCCTTGGAACGGCTGCGTATTTTTTTAAAATATTAATCGTTCCTGTTCCTAAATCCTCGACAAGCTGTGCATAGGACTGTTGAAGCCCCATAGAGAATTGAATCGCCATGGATTGTACAAGCGCAAGTGCCGCTCCTGATTTTAAAGACGCCTCTGGATTTCCGCGCGCTACAGAATTTACGCCAGAGATTGTTTCACCTAGGCGCTCAAGCTGATTTATAAAATTAAAAATCTCAGGCGGAGTCGAAGTTAAATTAAACGCTTCAGGCTTTCCCGTCTTCGGGTCATACTCCATAACATTTAAACCACCCGACATCTGACTTGTTGAAAGATCATGACCTTTAGGTACAAGCACGTTTTGCACGCCAAAGGTTGCCTGATTCGTAACAACCGTTGAATATAAAATATCAATCGTCTCTTGAATCGGGAGCAGGTCAAACCCTACGGTGTAACCAAAGATAGTTCCCGTCTCCTCATCAGGTGCTATTCGATAAACGTGTGTCTCGTCATACGGAATAGGTCCGTCCATAAGAACAGTGCCGTTATCTAATATTTCTGTGTATCTCCCTTGAGGCATCGCAGGCGTTGGCGGGTGAAGGAGTGTGTAGACCGCGATATTATCTGAATCTTCAAGGTTTAAAAAATTAAGCGTCGTTGTTCGCGCAAGCTCTAAGTAATCGTCCGAGTCGTTTAGTATTTCCTCAGAAAGTTCTGGGAATTTCGCTGAAAGATCATACTTGTTTTTAAACTCACGTAAAATACACCAGTCTTTTTGGTCGTGAGCTTCTTTCGTATAATCGCGTACGACATTTAAAGGCGAATAATTCGTATACTTCATATCGCCCTGATAAATCGTCGCACCTGTGGGAGTTTTTCCATAAGCGTCGCCACTTGTCGCGTCCCACTCGGCTCTAACGAAACCCTCAGAGAAAATTAAACAATCCTTCACGCCTTGCTTTATAAAGCGCTCAAGTTTTTTTTCTCTCATGTAGTAATCCAAGAGCCCGGCCGCTAAAATCACCTGCGATTGAGATTTAACGTCGCTATTAGTCGCTCGAGGTTCAAAGTTTGCCCGCTGTTGAACCGTCATCGTCTCTAAATGTAAAAGTAAATTTCTATAATGATTTATCGATAAACTTGAAAGCTCGCCCTGTTGCCCAGCTGGGGTTAAAGACCCTCCTGTGATTCTCGGTCGATAGTAATACGTCCATGATCTTCGCCAAAGGTCCAAGCGTCCACTCATCGAGAGGTACTCGTAGTAGTTTTCGACTTTTTCTAAAATATTATCTGCAATTTCTTTTGAACTAACGCTTGCCCAGTATGGTTTAAATGAATTTTCGGTCAAAAACGCCTCCCCGGTCTCTGAGAAGTGGCAATTCCGGTGGTTTTTATGCCAAGGCTTTGACTGATTGTGCGTGCGTTAGCTGTTGATCGATCTTTAACGTGACCGAGCCACGCTTTATGGGCCTCAAACCCATGCGTCGCAGGTATTGGGTTTGTCCCTTTTGATAAATTCCGAACAAGATAAACAAGCGCCGCCAAGTGATCGAAGTGGCCGTAAACCGAGCTTCGCGCAAAAGCCTTTTTCTTTTGGTCCCAAACCCCGTAGCGCATACACCCAATTAATTTTTGACACCTCGGGTGAATAATTATCTGTCCCGCTTGAACCATTAACCTGACTTCGTTGATCATGGCTTCAAGGTTGTCTTTTGTGGTTTCAATAAACGTTAAATTGTGAATCGATGAAATATCTTGAATCAAAAGGGGCCAGTTATTATCTGAAATCCTTCGAAACGGAACGGGTCTCCCCTCAATAACGCTCGGATAGTCTTGCCAGAGTTGTTTTTCTTTTTCTCGAATCGCACCGACCAATAAAAGCGTATTCATCGAAGGGCCGCTCATCTCAGCCTCGTCCTCAATGATAAGACTTGCGCGCTTAAAATCGTAATAACCATAAAGCATTGCCGTCAGGTCTTTTACGCCAAGATCCATTCCAACGTACTTGTCGTAGTATTTATAAAACTCATCGCGCTCGACCTCTTCGATGCACTTGTCCTGCCACTCTGGAATGATCGCAAGATCACTATCAGTTACAAACTCGCACAAACACTCACGCCTGAATGTCGTTGAACCCTCACCGCCTAATTCATCAGCCATGCGCTTGATATCGTCCGCTGAAATAAGTGGGTTTGTGTAAATATCAAGCTTCACATAGCCACCCTCAATTTCTGCTTTTTGACAGTAATCCGTAAACGAATGCGCGGGAGTTGATGGGGGGGTTGAGATAAAAATGATTTTGCAATTAGGTCTATGTAGAGTTGAAGGAACAATGATCGATTTATAAATGTAATCAAGATTACCAATAAACCCGCACTCATCTAAAATATACATGTCGATTGTGCGACCGCGAAGTTTATCCGGGTGCTTATCCACACCGACGAGCTTAATCTGTGAGCCATTCGGGAAAGTGTACGTAGATTTTTGAACATTGAACTTTGGCTTTAAATGTTCTGGGCAATCCTCTAATATTTTATCAAACGCAGGAATGATGAATTCCTCAACGTCTGTCTGAAAGGCCGCGCCGTAACGAACATTGTATTTTTCGTTCTTTAAACAAAACTCAATTGCGATCTTTACGCCCCAGAAACTTTTTCCCCATTGGCGCGAACAATTAGCGACAAAGAGTTGGCCTTTTGCGTTTCGGAACGTTTCCTCAAGCACAAGCTGGGCGTCATGGAGCTTATACTCAATATCGCCGCGCTCCCATAGCTCAAGAAGTAGAACGTCAAGGCTTGAGTCCATTTAAGTCGCCTTTTTTCTATAATCCTTTACGATTTTTAATAGCGCACTTGAATCAAGTTTTTTGACCTCTTCTTTGAGTTTCATCTCTTCAGCAGAGACGTTGATCACTGTGCGGTCTGTCTCCTCGGGGTGTTTATCTCTCCAGCCATGACAGTTCTTAAATTTGAAAATAAGCCCTGTAATATTCCCGCCAAAAACTTTTCCGCGAATAATGTCTTTTAATAATTTCTCGTCATGATACTGCAATTCGGCTTCTCCCAGGCTTTTTGCAATTGCAAAATCTTCATGAGTGTTTGCCCAAGAAAAAATAGTGTCGCGATTTACCTTTGCAACAGCGGCGAATGAACCAAACGTAAAACCACTCATCATGTGTTCGATAAGCATTTCGCAAAACTCTGGCTTGTATTTCGAAAGACGTGCCATTAGTAATCCTCAGGCTTCTTAATAAACGCTACATAAAAAAGCGGCGTCTTTGTCGGATCGGCCTTAATTTCCAGGAGTTTACTCACAAGGCCGTATTCGGTGTCAGTGAGATCAAGCGTTATGCGAAACCCGCCGTCTCTTTGAGTTTGGATTTTCTCAACAATCGCAAGCGCATTTCCGAGAGGTTTTAGGTCAGCCTTCTCACTCACCTATTGCCTCTGCCTTGTTTGAAATCCCATTGCTAAATTAGATTGAGACAAAAGCTTTTTCGTATCCTCGGCAGTCTTTTTAATTCCCTCGTGATCAAGCTTAATTTGATCAAGCTGATTTTGAAGCATAACCATATTGATGTCGTATGATTTTTCGCTCTCGATTTTTTTCTTTGTTTTCTCGTATTTCTCAAAACAATAAGCAGAAAATGAAAACAACAACATCGCAGCTGTACTTGGGCTTGGGCCAAATAAAGAGATATTAATTAAAGACACGATAACGGAGAATTGTCCTAAGGGGAATTCATCTAAAAAAGCTAAAAACTTTTTCACAACAAATCCCGATCCACAAACGATTGAACGAAATTAATCTTTGCCGACTCCTCTGCTATTGCTCTTAAATTCGGCTCGTCAATCTCGATGCTTAAAACCTCAGTCCCGCGAGTGGTCATTACATAGCTCACCCAAGAGTTCGGTCCTTTTCCAAGCTTCATATAGCCAATACTTTTCATCTCAGGCATTTCGCTTGTCGGCCCTTCGAAGATCTCCTCTAAAAGATGTTTCTCGTCGTTTGAGCGAATCAAGGGTTTTACAACATTACTGAGTAATGGTTTCTTGGCTTTCGACATTTTGAACCTCTGATTTTTTTGGTTTATCTTTATAGGATTTTAATTCTGGTATTAGAGCTGCATCGGGGTGAAGACTTGCCGCCTCGATTGCGTTCTCGTAAAGTTTATATAAAAACCCGTGAGTCGCTGCGACCGCCTTTAAATACTCAGGGGAGTACATGCCTTTTGTTAAAACATTACAGGCCGTTGCACAGGCCTCAACCGCGCCCCAGAGATCGGATAAATCTTTTGGGATATTAGGGGCCGCGCTTTTCGGTTGGGAAGAAGGGCTTTTCGCGCTTTTTGTGGATGATTTTTTCATTTCTGAATGCTCCTTTTTTAGCGTCTCTTAAGATAGCTAAAATTTAGTGGTTCATTTTAAAGTGGCAAAATTACTGTTTCTTTGATTTTTTCATTTCCCTTTTTAGATCGATAAGCTCTATAAGAGCAGACTCGCCAAAAGAGACAACCTCGACCGTCTCTATGCTTATTTGTGGAGCCGCAAGGATGTCCATTTTCCGGGCGTACCGCTCGTGATATCTCTCGCTCCTGTCCTCAAGTGAGCCAAAAAAATCCTCTTCGGTTTTCGTAAAAACACACTTGTAATACTCGTTATTGAATTTAGTTATAAACTCGAGCGCCTCTTTTGACTTCTCACAACCAAGCTCGGCGCGCTTTAATAGAGATAAACTAAACTCCTCATCGACGTACTCCTTTGCCGCGTGTCTGTGTCCGGCCTTAAACGCTCCCAAAAACTGTTTTGGAATTCGTTTTTTAATCATACCCTCCGTAGTTTTCATTTGATTAAACTCTTGCTCCGTAAAATTTAAGCACCGCTTGCGTCCTTGAGCTCACGCTTAATTTTCTGTAAATATCTGTGAGATGAAACTTCACCGTTTTTTCGACGATAAATAATGACTCTGCGATTTCTTTGTTTGATTTTCCCTTTAAGAGAAGCCCAAATATTTCAAGCTGTCTCGGGCTTAAAACAACACCACAAGCAGCAAGTGACGTTGCCGTGCTTCGAGATAGCTCTTCAGAAATAATTGTAGAACCCGCAGGAAGCGCCACTAAACAACCTTCCCACTTGAATCGACTTTCTTCCCAGCCATAATCTGACCCGCAAGCTCACGAAGTTCGTTAATCTCGTCTTTTGAATAATCCTGCGCTTTAGAGCTGCGACGGATATCTCTGAGTTTTGATGTCCCATAGGTGCTTATATTGACTGAATCAGATTGATTCCCGCCCAAGCAGTAAAGCATATCGCCGACCTTCGCTAAAAAGATTGTTACGTGCCCTTTTCCGCTCTTAAGCGAATCGCGCCAAAAAACAACAATGTCACCCGGAAGGGGGTCAAACCTAACTGACACGCCCCAATTCTCAAACGATCTTGCGCTTGCTGAATTAGTGGAGGTCATCCCGACCTTCTCAAGCACCCAGCAAACAAAGGTCGCGCACCATGGGACGCTATCAGCCCAACCGAAGAGATTTTTTATCGTCGAATATCTTTGATACTCAACAATCTGAGGGTTGTCTTTTTTTCCAATAACCTCTCTAACGCCTAACTGACTTGCCGCTTTTAATAGTACGGCTTTATTTCTATTTTGAATTTCCATTTATTTCCCCTTCGTCATAACGATTATAAGTTCCTGTAACCAGGCGGTTGCGTCGATGAACTGCTTTCCCGGAATACAGATATGTTTATCGATGTCCTTGTCTGAGAATTTTAAAAAAAACTCAGTCCCACTTGAGTTAATACAATCAAGACCACCGCGATTAAAATCCGCCAAACATTTAGTAATCTTTGGAGGCGCCCGAAGAGTCGTACAGCTACAGCAAATGCTTAAGGTCAGAAAAATTAGAGATTTTCCGTAAAACCACTTTTCTCTCTGCTTCACTTTGAGCATTGTCTAACTCCTCAAGAAGGCTCTTAGCCTCAACTGTTATTGCGCTTATTTTTGCGGCGGCTATGTTGTTTTCTTTCATCCAGTTTTGAAGCTCGATGCGCATCTCTGTAAGCTGTTTACTCACAACGCCAGAGATGATCGGGCTTAGAATTGGTGTTAGAAACGCAATGAGCGCTGCCATCTAACCTTGAGCGTTGATTTTATCGGCTTGCTCTAGAGCGTAAGCCTCAAGCTTTGGCAAAATTACCGCAATCATATCGTCGTAAGGAGTTTGAGAAACTTGGGCCGACTTACTAACCCATGAAAACACAGATTTAATTACAACCTTCGCTGCTTCCTCTGCGACCTCTACACCTTGCCCTTTTAACTCTTCCAAAAGCCCTTTTACGTCATATGCTTTTTCCATAAAATTCCCCTTATTTTTGTGTTGGCTTGAAAGCCGTTTATTAAGAGGTTAAGAACGATTGCGCGTTAACAAAACGTTTACTTGTAATATACTTTTACAAAGCGTTTCCTTATGGTTTATTGTTAGTTTTCGGGGGATAAACATGAGCGTGAAATTGAGAAAAAAAAAGACGGCACTTTATCCAAAGATATTTTCCATGCGAGTTAGCGAAGAAGCTAAAGCCATGGTGCAAGAAATGACTGATTTTGAGTTTGATATAGCTGGCCCAGTCCGGGAAGTCGTTGAGCCCACGGTTAAAGAGCTATATAAGCAATTCCTAAAAGAGCGCAAATCAAGCTAGACAAGCGGGCGGGTTGGTTAAGCACACAAAACCATTAGCGTGAGCCAAAATAACATTCCGTAAATTTGTTCTCTTAATGTCAATTTTGTGTAGCCTAAACTATCAAGCCATTTACCGTACATACTCTCTCCTTTAAAAGCTGAGTCAGGGCTAGGCCAAAAGGCTATGCCAGCTTTTTATCCTTTTTTAAGGGACCTATATGGGCGTCCAGCAGACTTTCTCAGGCACATTCTCAACCCATCAAAACTCGCGCTAAAAGCGCCGCTAGCCCGACTCAGTTGGTAGCAATAGTTGGATTTGAACCAACACCTCTGATTAAGCCAAACCAGCGCTCTACCGTTTAGCTATATTGCTATCAACTCAATCGTCCATATATTGAACGGACAATTACTTTTTCGGTAACTGTCTTGTTAGATTTTACCGTGACCCTGACCATGACCGTGACCGTGACCCTGACCATGACCGTGACTGTGACCCTGACCCTGACCATGACCATGACCCTGACCATGACCATGACCGTGACTGTGACCCTGACCCTGACCCTGACTGTGACCATGACCGTGACCGTGACCAATATTTAATTTTTAATAATGTTTTTCTATTTGCAGACATTTATTTAAAATCTCCAAAAGACTCAATAGCAGAAATCATCACGTACCATGCTCCAGGCATTGGCTCCGCTGTCGCGTAGTCTTTAGAGGTGTGCGAGCCAGTGTCATAAACAATTTTAGCCCCACTGATTTTAATAAATTTACTATTCACACCCTCAAGGATGCCGGTATAAATAAATCCAAAACAGTAAACTGTTATTTTTTGCCCTAAGAAAGCTTCTAAGCCTTCTCCGTCTACTTCCGTTACGTTAATTACTTTTTTCATTTTGTCTCCTTTGTTTTTTGCATATGAATAATCATTTTTGTTTCAACTTCTTGAGAGTTTCCTTTGCTTTTTCTCCGGCGTGTAAGTAACTATAGTTGAGTAAATCCTCAAGAGCACTCGTAAGATCTTTGATCTGTAGCCGAGATGCTTCAAGCTCCTTACATACCCCTTGGTAATTTTCAACATGGTACTTCCTGTTTGTCTTTACTGTTTCCAGTTCTTGCTTTGTCTGTTCAAACAACCGCTCCCTACAGTCACAAGCATGGTGGTGAGTAATGCACTCACGTGGAGTTTTGTCGTTATTCATTCTCTTTATTCCTCTTGCTGAAAAACTCACGTACCTTTTCGGCATTACTACAAGTCATACCCTCAGTGTCGGCGATCTCGCAGTCTGAATAAATCTCGTTTAGTAAATTACAAACATCTTCAAGCTCTTGCTGGAGTTTTTCTTGTACCTTCAAGTGTCCCCTTTTAATATCTTCAAACTCAACAATGCGAGCGTTCGCCTCTGCCAGTTTCCTGTTTGAATTATTAAGAGCGTCGTAGTCGATACGCTTTACAACCAGTTCTTGCTTCACGGCGAGATAGGCGCTTGCCTCTATGACGTGGATTTCTTCGTCTAACTCTGGGTCAAACCTAACTGGTGTTGGCGATCTTCTACAGTCGATAACTCCACCAGTTTTTTTGAATGCGTAAATCCAAAACGAACGTGGGCTTTTGTCGGTGGGGGTTGTCATTTTGGAGACCCTCCTTCTCTCGAATACCAAGGGTCCCATTCATCTAAATTTCCACTCGGCATTTTATCTTTACCGATAACAAAAAGCCGTTTGCAGTAGAGATCTGTGAATCTATACATCCATCCTGCCCTATGATAGTGGCAAACGAGTATTGGCTTTCTCGCCAAACAAAGCTGTTCTTTTCTATGGAAACAAAGCCATCCGAATATAATTGGTATGCTAATCATACCCCTTGCTCCTTTTGGTGGGTTTCTCTTTTACCTTAACAACTGGACTGCATGTTGGACATAGGTGACGATTCAAGTCTTGCGAAAGAAAATCATCATAAAGCTGAGCCCAACCTTCGGGAGCTAACCAGTGCTCTCCGTTCCACTTCATGGACTGTCTTGTTCTGCATTTATCACATTGGACTAAATATAGTTTCATTCGCCTTCCTTCCCGCCATCTGGCGTGGGTGATTTATATGTGTGCTTATCACAGCCTTGATGCCAAATAGAAGCTCCGCTCCAGCTACCCATAATATTCCCTTGTTTTACGTCTCTCCATAAAAAACGCTTATTACAAAAAGAACACCTATCAAACAACCAGCGCCTTAAATGTTGGAGAGGCACAATTTGTATTCTCCAATGCCAAAAATGGTAGCGCGGATGCCATCTGAGTTTTGATCTTTTTCGCCAAATCCATTTCGCTTCTTTTACTTTTTGAAACCGTCGATGCGCTTCATGATCTGGATAAAATGGACCGTTATCTAGAATGGGCTCCATGTTATAAATAGCTTCGGCTAATGCTTTTTCGGCTTTGGTTAATTTTCTCTTGTGTCCAAACCAATCACAAGAATCATCGCTACCGTCACGACATGGGTCTTCGTGCCAAATCCTAATAAATGTATCTCGATATTTTCCGAAGCTAGTGTTTTTATACCATGGATATTTAATTTCAAAACACACTGTTGACGGATCAAACATCCCCATCCCCCTTGATCGCTTTAATAAATTGTTCGTACTGCCAGCGAGCGCCATCGCGAAACATTTCCCACGTCCATGTGTTTAATGCGTGAATAGGTATTTGCCCTTTAAAGCATTCACTAAGTGTTTTGTCCTCATCAAACTCCATAGCCAACAACTCCTCATCCCTTAAGCGTATGCCTGCGAGCATTCCTTGTTTAAATGAATTTGCTGGACCTCGTTTAACTCTGGTATCGTCTCGCTCATATTCCTTTGAGAGAGCCTCGATTTTTTGTTCTCTGGTCATTTCTCACCTCGTAAAATATAAAAGCATACTGCCAAAAATAAACATAATTAACATCAAATATAAATC